GCATCTTGCGGAAGCGCAGCTGGCGTTGCTCCATCGCCCGCGTCTCCGCCCCAGACATAGTGGTTAGCCATTGCCCTGCCGGGCGTGGGCGCGTCCCCACCGGGGGAGCCTAAAGCAGCACCGGCGCCGCCACCACCGCCGCAGAATGCCTGCAGCTGTGTCCCGGGTATATAGTCATATTCACAGTCGGAGCCAAGGCCGCCGGGGTAAATGACGCCGTCATGCTCCACACTGCCGCCGTCAGTGCCTACAGCGCCGTAGGCAGCAGCCCCGCCCTCGCCGCCGTCTGCGCCGTCTACGCCGCTTTTGCCGTGTTGGGCATATAAAGTGTTGGCTGTAAGATTAAGCACGCCGGAGGGCAGAATATAGCCCTCTGCGGTGCTTATCCGACCAACCTCGTGCCCCTCGTCGTCGTACATGATAAGCTCAGTCTCGCCGCCGGGTGCGCCGGCTGTGGGCTCTACGGGGTCGGTACCGGCGTAGCCGCCTACTCCGCCGATTCCAGGAGCGCCGGCTTTGCCGCAGACGTAGGCGATGCGGGCAATATTGCTCACGTCAAGCTTTGGGATTGTGAGTACCTTGCCGGGCTCACCGCCCTTGCCGCCTTTGCCGCCTTTGCCGCCTTTGCCTCCGCCGTAGCCGGTATACTCCCCGGCCTCGTTGATGTATGTACCTTTGCCCTGCTTGCCGCCCTCGCCGCCGTCGCCGCCGCTGCCGGCGCCCACCATGGTCAGGCGGATGAATGGATAATCCGATGTTCGGACATCTGTAGGCACCCACCATGTCCCATAGTCGGCAAGGACGGTAGTATTGTTGTAGTTATTGCCGAAGGGGCCGGGAGTGTAGTCGGTGATAAATTCGCATTCGGCGCGCATGATAGAGCTTGTTTCGTAGCTCATGGAGCTGAGCACTGCATCCTCGCGCTCGCCGAAGGGATTAGAGAAGCTGTAGGCTTCACCGCAGCGCTCGGCATTTACTTTCAGTTCGGAAGAAATTCGCCGGGCGCGGGTGTAGAAATTAAAGAGCCTTGTGAGAATATGCTCAGAGTTGAGGGCGTTGCATAGCGTAGCATCGCTGACGCTTTGGGTCTTGCCGGGCGCGTCTGTGTCACGGTGCCGCTCCAGCTTGCGCGTCAGATGGACGTAGGGGACGGCGCTGAGCACGCCCTTGCCTGAGACGATGGCGAAATTCTCGCCCAGCTCCTCCACGGTCAGGGCGCCCTCCACCGCGGCAGTGTCCACGCGGATAGGCTCGGAGAAGGTCACCAGCTGAGAGCTAACCGGCTCGGCATATACGTCGGAATTGTCAAAGACCTTCTGAGGGCTTGTGTTAAAACTCCACTGCCACACATGCTCTGTAAGCTCCACTCCGCTGGCGTCTGCGTCATAGCGGACGCTGCCGCCAAGATAGATGCGGTCGGCGTCGATCTGAGCCTCGCTGAAGCTATCCAGCCAGCGGAAGATCACACGACCCGCGGCGTCTCGAGTGAGGCTTGCGCCGTAGCAGAATATAAGCGTATGCAGGTTTTTTCTGCGGCTGGCGTATGGCAGCCAGCCATAGACGCTCATGCCAGCCAGCTTTTCGGCCACCCAGCAGGGCTCAGGCCCACCGGTAATGGGGACAAGGCCGTCTGCCGCCGTACCTGCCGCGCCGCCCCAGATAGACGCAAGCACTGCGTCAAAGCGTTCTCCTGTATAAATGCCGCCATAGTGGTTCTGGCTCTCAAAAAGCCCCACAAGGCTTTGCGAAGAGATCTCCCAACGGTCTGCGCTGGCTCGGACAACTGCTTCTGTGTAGTATCGGCCACGAAGCTTGCCGCCCCAAAAGTGATGGAGCGGCGTGCCGTAGGGCAGCTCGGTAGCCAGATTGGTGCCGTTGAATTTGCCGCAGTAGAGATATCCGTCCGCTGTGGCTATGCCGTCATAGCCCACAGGGCCATAGAGTGTGGGCGCGGTGTATTTATAGCGGACAGTAGGATCCATCCTGTCCACGCTGAGCGTGTCGGATATAATGTCCACCGCTGCCACGCCCGGCGCGCTCTCGATGGAGTCGGGCTCGAATATGGCTATGGGCGAGTCAAGCTCGCCCAGGATTATGCGGTTTGTCATGCGTCCACCGCCCTCTGGGGTTTGAGCGCCCGAAATTTAATTTTTAGTCCTTTCCATCGCTCGTATCCGGCAGTAAAGCCGTGCCATGTGCGGCTGCCCTCAGATACGGCAGCGTCAAAACTCAGCTCACTTTGACCGTAGGGGAGATTAACACGGTGGCTCTCCACCGGGGCGGAGAGAACCTCAAAAAGCGCGTCAAAGTCCTGCGGGTACCGAGCGTCCGGCTCCACGTCCATCTCGTAATCGTAGCGCGTGCCAATTATGTCGCGGATCTCCCGACCGGTTTGGGCTGTGCCCGAGTTGGGACCTTCCATGATCTCGAAGCTGTTGACCAGCGTTGGGAAGATAACGTGGACGCGATAACTTACATCGTCCACCGTAAGGGAATAGGCCTGGATCATGCTGTGCCTCCTGTCATGTGCGCGCCGACGCGCACGGTCTCAGCCTGAATGTGCGGCTGCAGCACCCTGCCCAGCTGAGCAAGGGAGCCGGTAAATTCAATGACGATTTTTTGAGCCTGCTGCGGCTCAGGTCTCATGGGATATCCGGGATGACCGTAGTCGTTATAAGCGTTCAAATTGACGCTTGGGGAAACGGCCTTGCGCAGTTCCGCTCTGGCCGTAGCTGCCATGGTGTCGACAGAAGACCTGACCGGCGTTAAATTCCCTTTGATGCCTACGGCCATGCCTTCAGGCAGCCACTTACCAACTTCTTCGGCGAACACTTTCGACGGGCTGTTAATTCCAAGCAAATTTTTTGCCCAGGACACAGCCTCGTTCAGTACAGAACTGAGCGCGTCCCAGATTGCGCTGGCTGCGGCGCGAATTCCTGCTGCGATTCCGTTAATCACATCTCGTCCAAGGCTGCCCCAGTCGATGCCAGAAACAGCTGCGCTTACCTGTTCAAAGATTACAGGGACCTGCGCCACAACGAGAGGAATGCTATCTGCGAGGCCTACAACAAGTTGCGAAATAAGCTCAACGCCTCCAGTAATGAGAGATGGAGCCGCGGACAAAATCGCAGACAGAAGCTGTCCCAACAGATTAGCGGCAATGCCTATTACTTCTGGAATCGCGTTGCTGAGCCCCTGAGAAATTTGCTGGATTAAAGCAATTCCTCCGTTCAGCAATGCTGGTGCGTTAGCAATCAACGAGGATGCCAACGTTTGGACTACATTTGCTGCAGCCGTCAACAAGATAGGTGCAGCCATAAACATACTATCAACCAATTGCTCGATTAACGCGAGGCCACCCGCAAGGAACTCTGGCGCGGCGGTTGAAATTGCTTGCGCAACAGTTGTTGCAAGAGCTGAAACGCTGGTGATGAACTGAGGAAACCCACTTACAAAGCCTTGCGCCATTTGTGTAACTATAGTCTGAACGCTCTGCATCAACTGTGGAGCGTTGGATACAATTACTGCGCCAATTCCAGCAAAAAAGTCAGGCAATTGACCTACCACATTTCCGACCATTGACAGAACATTTGTTGCAAAGTAGCCGACAGCAGTGCTCAGATTTGACATAGCCATGCTAAAATCACCTTCGCCGGATGTGAGGCTTGCAATCGTGTTGAGCCAGCTGGCCTTCATTGCTCCTAACGAGCCGGTGAGTGTGGTCTTTGCCTCCTCTGCGGCAACGCCCGTAATTCCTAAGTTGCCTTGGATGACATGAATGGCGTCATAAACATCGGCAAGATTTGAAATGTCGTACTTAACTCCCGTTAGCTTCTGCGCACCCGCCAAAAGCCGCTCCATTTCTGTTTTTGTACCACCATAGCCGAGCTTCAAATTATCGAGCATGGTATAATTTTGTTTTGCAAATCCCTGATAAGCCTGCTGAATAGACTCAATTGAAGTGCCCATTTTGGCTGAATTGTCAGCCATATCCATAATGGCAGTGTTGGCAGCTTTTATTGCTTCGGCTTCACCGCCATCGAAAGCTTGCTTAAGAGATGCACCGAAACTAACTGCCTGCTCTGCAAAATCATTGGCACTTATTCCAGCGAGGGCGGAAGATGCAGCAAAGGCTTTTGCTTGATCAGCTGCATGGCCATAGATTGTTTCCAATCCGCCAAAGCTCTGCTGCAAGTCACCACCGGCGGAAAAAGCGTCTTTCAACACCTTGCCCACGGCAGCACCGGCTACAAGCTTTTTAAATCCTGCCATAAAGCTGCTGCCTGCAGCTTTGCCGGCGGGCTCACCGGCGCCGGCCGCGCCGTCGCCGAGAAGGCTTTTCAATTCCTTCTGAATTCCTGGCGCTTTCGGAATAATGTTTACATATGCTTCGCCAAGATCAGCCATCAGTTCCACCTCCAATCATAGTTTTGCGCCACGCCATAAAGCCTTCCGAAGATGAAAAGCCTTCATTTTGCGTTGCCACGCTGTCGCCGCTTAAAGTCTCAGTAAACAGCGCCGGTGCATTTCTGCCTTTTATTCCATCTTCGGTCTGCCGCCAGACAAGGATTCGCAGACAGTCTGCAATGTTTGCCTGCAGCACGGTTTCCAGCGGTATCTTTGAGCCGCTCATAATGGTCTTTATCCGAGAGTTATCTCTGAGGCCGGCAGCCAGAGTGGCCGCCAGCCTTCCGGGAAGCGCTCGCCAGTTAAAAATATGATAAGTCTCGGCCATGTCGCAGATAAGCGCACCCTCATCGCACCTCGCCATCAGGGCGAGGCTGGCGAGTTTTTTAATTCAGTGCCGCCTTTCAGGATATCGCCGAGTTCCGTATAAAAAGCCACATAAGGGACACGGCCATCGTTAGACTTGGCGATGTGATCGTAAAGAGCGTTCTTCCCCGTCTTGCCGAAAAGCAATTCCACAAAAGTTGACGCGGCCTTCAGGCGGGAAAATTCGGGGACGTCCTCATCCATGAAGGACATGAGCGTGTCAGCCATCTTCATGTCGTCGAGGCGCGACTCGTCGTAGGAGAACTCAAAACCCGTGGAAGTCGTTCCGCTTCTCATGCGCCGCCCTCCACATTAGTCGCAGCTGCTGCAGTCTGCTCAGGCAGCTGGATGTACTCGTAGTGAGTGAATCCTTTGCCGTCGTCCTTGGCGCCGAGAGTAATCTCGTAGCCCACGGTCTCGTCGTCCTTGTAAACAATTTCAGCTAACTCGACCAGTGTGGCGATGGGCAGCACTACGCGCTTCAGCGCGCCCTTCATTACCATGTCAATGACATAGGACGCAGGGGTTTTATCCGTGGCTCCGGCCTTGATGGAAACATTACGACCTTCCACGGTGACATTGGCCTCGCCATACACAGCTTTGAGGACTTCGGGGTTCAGAGCCTCGATCAGCTTAAACTTCCATGTGTCGGTTTTCTCGGTTTCGGCCTCGCCTACGGGGCTGCCGCCCCATGCGTAGAATTCATCATTTTCGCCGCTGTTGGTGTTGCTCACACCGGCATCGGACACAAAACCCAGTTCCTTGAACGCCTCATTCAGCTCAGAAGCGGCGTCGCTGGGCAGCACAGTGCCGTGGGGAGCGCGGAAAATAGCTCCGGCGGTACGAGGCTTGCCGGTTGAAACATTATTGGCATTAGGCATTTTAATTTGCTCCTTTCATATAAAAAGAATGACCTCGAACACTGCCTGATAACGAGGGCTTTTTGTTTCAAGGTCCGGAAAATAGTAGTCATTCTCCAGCCGGCAGCGGCTGACTTCCGGAAGTCCAGCCACGGCGGCCATTTGTTTTTTCACTTCTTCATTGATCGTTGCCGCAGCGCTGCGGCCGTTGCTCCAGCTTTGCACTGCAAGGCTTGCGGTGTAGGTACGGTCAGCAGTGGAGCTGCTAAGCTGCTCCACGGTCACGAAGTCTTCGCTCGTGCCCAGCTTGGGACCGCTTACCGGCACGGACATGACCTCATAAAGGTGGTTGATTATATATTCTTCTGCGTTCATATCTTCACACTCCCGGCAGCCTTCAACAGGGTATTGTTCTCACTGTTATCCAGCTTGGCCTCATAGGTCTCGGCATGGACGGCGGCAATGGCAATAAAGTTGATGTTGTGGGCGCTCTCCACCTCGTAACCTTCACCGGCGGTAGCCGCGATCTTATTGGCGGCCTCGTTGAGCACGCCCTGCATCTCTGCCGACTTCATCAGCTCGTTCAGCCCCGGCAGATTAAACTTGAAGTCAATTTTAGCCATAGCGCTCGACCCGAACCTTTTTGTGCCAGGGCGTAGGCACCAGAGCCTCAATGCCCTCGACCACATCGCCGAAGGTTTTGAATTTTGTTCCGAAGAATTCCACTTCCGTGTCTGTCCACACGTGCTCATCGCCCTTGGGAATGCCCAGCACATAAGCAAGCCGCTTGCCGTAGAGATTAGCGGAATTAACAACATCCTCCGTTTCCGGCTGCCCCACAAGAACATTGGATACGACCACCGTGCTGTCACTGTAGACAGGCTCGTTGTAGCTGTCCACTCCGGTCTGGGTCTTGACATGAAGGACTACATCAATGCCGCGCATTCTATGCCACCTCCTGTCAAGCTCTCCACGGGACTGAAGCTGCCGATGAGGTTGCTCAGCCCCAGCAGCTGCTTATCC